ACTAATTCACCTCCATCCACCCACCGCAAAAACGCCCGCCAGAAAAACCAGCATCCACATAAGCAGATAGACCTTAGACACAAGCCCCACCCGGCCGTTGCCGTTGCCCATTAAGATTAGGTTGTGTTGCTTGACCAGCCCGCGCATTTCTTCGTTGCCCGCTTGCGTGACCTTAATCACGTCCGACCAGTCAAGGGCGTTCGTCCCCCTCAAATCACGTTGGAGGAAATCCTTGTAGCTGTATTTGTCGTTGTGCATTACTGTGCCACCTGTCGCTATTCCCTCGCTTCCAATCCCGTGACAGCGCGTTTCCCTCTATTGATCCCAAGGGCAATTAGCTCAAACTACCCTGCACGGTGATTTCTACGGCCGCCATTGACTATCCTAAAAATCGTTCAAGTAACACACCTAGCAACACCCCCGCCAGACCGCCAACGAGCCCACACGCCCCGATTCCGACCGATGCCCACACCTTCAACCGCGTTACATCAGATTTGAGCCCCGCTGTTCCATTACCGTAGAGGGTAGTTTCAATGTCACCAAACCTCTTTTCGCAATGGGGCCGCATTGCAGCAATGGATTCTTCCAGCCGAATCTGACTGTCTCGAACCTCTTGCAGCATTGTGCGGAGGGCTTGGATCTCTTCAGTGTGGGTCATTGGGGATACCTGGGTCTACCAGTCTTCATTACGCTCCTCCCACAACCGACGCAACCGCTGGATGATTGGTCCCACATCGCCTTCTTCTGGTTGACCTAGTTTGATGCTGATTGGTACACCTATCACTGTGATAGTAATACCGTCACTTTGCGCAGTGCCTAGCATATCGTAGACCCTCTTGCAGATCGACTTACCCCAGGCACTCAGAGATTCCATGTGCCGACGGGCATCACCCGCTGCAACATTGACTTGGTTTGCTGCATCTCGTACGTGACCGGGCATCGCTATACCACCTTCCTATATGTTGTCGATCCAATACCGTAGGCTTCATCGGGCACACCTCGGTTGCCGTCCAGCTTGATCCATCCATCGTCGTGAGAATTTAAGATCAACCATCGGATATTGTAGAGGCAAGAAGTATCCCACTCTACTCCACCCGCCATCAAAGCATGTCCCCACCAATTGTAGGCGATATAGAGGGGGATACCTAACAGCAACAGAGAAACGCATTGTCGAGCCATCTCAGCTTGGCTCCCACCCGTGTCAAACCACTCGCTGGGACGGTAGTTCTTGGCGTCCTCTTCCCAGTCGTCGTCAAAACGGCTGTGATTGAACACACTATCACTACCACCGGCTTTCTCCAGGGAGGCGATACCGCGGTCTTTGGCCCCCTTGATAGCCGAGTCGCAGTAGTAACCAGCATTCCGCCAGTTGACGAGCCATCCCAAGGAATTGGGAGCGAGTCGAACGTAGGGTTGAGCTTCCGAGAGTCGGCCCATCTCCACGGCAGAGGTGAGACCGTAGGCCCAACAGTAACCGTAGCCGTTCTGCGTTTTCTTGACGGCCCCTGCTTCATGCCAGTGATGGTAAGGCATCGTCCGCTCAGCGTGGGCCTCTTCAATTCGCTCTTTCCACTCATCCTCTGGGATAAGTAGGTCTGGGCGTTCAGACATTGGAACCAGTCCCATCGCTTCAGCCTGCGGGGACCCGCAACGGGTGCGACGTGGCAACACCTGGGGCGAACCGTCTTCAGTACGTGACGGTTGGAGGGCCAGATGCCAATTGGAGTCGTTGATAATTCTCGTTGTCATTAGGCACCTCCATTCCGGATCAGTTCAAGGGTTGCTGCCGAGTCAGCAGGAAGATCGTAGCACTTGATGGTTCCACCCTCAATTGGGGCGATGCAAATACAAGGCACGTTCTTATCACCGGCAGCTTGGACATATGGTTCTAACACCTTGGGAATTGTTCCGCCACTCCCCAGGATATTGATATCGTAGATTCCCAGCAGGTTGTGTTCTGCCGCCTTGAGCTTCTTGCGGAACTCCAGACTTTTTAGAAGGACTTGCTGGCCTCGTGGAAGATTGTCCAATTGGAAGGTTTCGTAGAATATGACTACCTGTTGCTTCCCCCCAGGATTCGGTCCTGGGGGGTCTGGAGGGTTTGGCGGATTCGGTGCCTCCCCTGCTACAATGACCACTTTGCTAATAGCAGAGGCCGAGTCCCAAGACTTCCCGCAGATAGCAATAATTGAGTAGGTGCCTGGAGTATTCGTCCAAAACAGAGCGGAACCAGTTGCAATATGTTTTGGGTTAGTATCGATTGGCGCTCCTGGCAGTGGCAGATAGAACGCCCGTTCACCGGGATCGGTTTTCAAGGAAAACCAAGCAGGCTTTCCTGTCTCAACGGTATCTGGCCCTTCAATCTCAGCACCCGATGCTACAAGTGCCGCCAAGAGAAACAAGACCAGAATGGTTGTGATGAGTATATCTCGTTTCACGTTGCTTTCTCCTCTTGTATAGAGCTTTTCGGCTATGGTTTTTCTTCTTTCCCGCATGGCGGTGCCCCTTAGTTTTCCGCTTGCGCTTCATAGCTACTCGTCAGCCGAGAAGTTGAACAACGTCAGCAATGCGCGGATGAACTCCAGGATGATTTCGAGAATCTCACGGAGCCGATCCGGGTCGATTCCAGCACCTCCCTGGTAAGCGTTCCAGTACAATTCGGTTTCAACTTGCCAGTCGTGCTTGTGGAGGGCTCGACGGAGTTGACCCTTGCGCAGCGACAGGTTGTCGCAGGTTAAGTCAATCGCTGCTCGTGCCGCTGCCTCACAATCCTTCTCAACCTTTTCGCCAAACTTTTCTGTGTCAATCAGAAACATGCTATTGCTCCTTTTACTTAGAGTGGTAAGCCCATCCGCCAAACCAGCGAACAGCATAAAACATGACAGGACGACGCCATTTAACGCCTTCCTCCAACATCGCATCATAAAATATAGCATCGGCAATACAACGAGGCGTATCACCGGTAACACTATAACACCAATCGTGTATGATGGCTGCACGATCATAGTCGCCAACAGGTGGAAACAATACCCACACTGGAATACCTATACGACCTAACCATCGTAACCAATTGGGCAAACAACGTATAAGCCAAGCAGGCCACGTTAATCGTAACCTTTTGGGAATGGATGCCCCATCGTACTCAAATCCGACAGGTACTTCAATTTCTCGCAGTAGACCGCCAATTGATACACGATAAACAAACGGTTCCAACAGCTTACGGCGGACTCTACCGGACAACGGGTCAGTACCGATACGTTCGGATTTAGGCTGGCTGTCGAACGGCATTTAATTAATCGTTGGTAAAGTGTCTCGAAATCGCATCAACAAATACCGGTAACGATGATTACGTCCTTTAACGTCGGGCGTGTCCTTTCGCATTTTAACTTGATATACGTCACTGTAACTACTCAAGGCATCCCAATTCTCCTCTGTACCTAGCCACATTATGCTTTCTAGAGCTATTTCCTGGGATGTCAATACAGTAGCGTCATACCCGATAACCACCCCATCCTTGTTTAATGCCTCCGTTTGTCCGTCTATCCATCGTACGTCAATCTCGGTAGCAGCATCTACGGTAGGTTCACCGTTACGGTCTACCCCACTTGCCTCTAATAATACGGCTTTTTGGAGTAAATCTTTAGTCTCGTGTGACATTAATCACGATCCGCAAAATCAGTTTGGTCACTTGGAGCTTTACCTAACCAATCCATCGAAGCTTTTTGACGGCCTACTTGAATGCTTTGCAAGAAACCGGTTATGTCTAAAATTAGAGCATCTTGCCCCCAACTCGTTCTTTCAAGAAGTTTTCCCCATTGTCCTTGAAAACTACCACTGGCACCGTCTGTAGATTTAGAAGAGTAAGCTTGATCCCGCTTTTCATAAAAATGGCCCGCTAAACAGCGTTCAATTTCACGAAGAAGCTCATCACTCAATAGACCGTTATCATCGTGATCAGCCACTGCATCTGTTAACGCTGTAGCTGCTAAAATGAAGGGTTCTACATTAATGTCAGTATCGTGATCGATAATCCCGGTGAGATCACTTTTTTGAATACGTCGTGTCATGGAGCTACCCTAATTAATTGGATTGACCCCTTAAGACGTCGATGATTTCATCTTTCCGTCGTAGCCCAGAAATGTTCACTCCCTCATCTTCTGCCCGTTGTCGCAACTCTGCTATGGTAAAATCATCTAAATCGTCTTCTACACCCGTTTCATCAAGTAAACTGACTTGATTCTCGTTAGAGGAAACTACCGGATCAGGCAAATCTGGCAATCGTTCGAATTTAACACAACCTCGCTTGTTGAATCTATCCACGAGGTCGGTCTTGCTGGTAAATTCATCACCAGGCTTGTAAAGAATGGTCTTACCTTCAGAATCTTTGTCGCCTTGTTCGTGAAAACCTCTCAAAAGTCTGAATCGCATCGTCATTTATTCGCTCCCTTTGTATATGTGTAAAATACTCCCCCCACCCAGACAGGTGGAGGGAGCGACTCACCACCCAGAACCTTATGCTGGTGTACCGTGTACGATACCGGTCTTTTTGGTAGTCGTATTTTCGACATATTGTGACCGGATTCTCGGTACTTTGATACACATAACTTTGAACATCAATTCCAAACCGCCTTTCTCTTCCCATTGCATGGTGGTAACTTCCATGCCATTAACGGCCTGGGCTACTTCGGCACTCATCTCGACGAGTAGCAAATTGAACGTACTACCCATTGCGGTCGGGGTCATAAAGTCCAATCGGCGGACAGCCGTAATGCCTTCAATCTCTTGAATCCTTTGTCGCAGCGTCTTTGTAGGGGCTGCTGCACCAGATGTGGTCATTACATAATGATCGTTATCCAAGTAAGTATCCCAATCAGTGCTGTGATACAGAATGAATGGACCAAAGAAATTTTGAGCATAAGCCAATTCTCGCATAGCGATGATTTCACCTACCGTAGTAGCAGAATTAGACCCATCCGGTTTGGTCAAATCTGTCTTAGTAATACGGTTAGGTGCAGTTAGATATCCGTAAATTCGTGGATTATCGCCATAGTCAGAAGCCGTCCCAGCAAAACTGACAGAGCTTAAATCCAACGTACCGATAGTCATCTTTTCAATGGCTTCACCGACTCGCCTCCCAGCAGCCTCAGCCATGGTTACATCAAGAGGTGTACCACTATTACGACTGATAGCCAATCGTCTTTGACTGAACGTGAAATCAGAATGCGTAATGGGCAACGGCAACGCTTCAAGTTGCCACTTTGGCGCATCAGTTCGACTTTCCGTAGTTCCTTCCATGTCGATAATAGCTTCACCAGGATCGGTCATAAGTTCGTGTTCAAGAATGGGGACGGCCATCCCGTTAAAGCCCCCATAAGTATTTGCAGCCGCCAAATCGGCCCATGCCCGCATTCTCTTTCTAGTAGCCCTTAACACCGTCTTATCAATCTTAATCCAATCATCTTTTCGAAGGGATGTAGCATTCCAGGTTGGATCCCAAATGCCTCGCGATTGGAGGTTTTGAATTAGAACCTTTTTGCGAACCGGAAAATCAACAGGAATACCGTCGGCATTACAAATAATCTTTCCGTCATCGCCTTTGCGGTTCTCCGTTCTACCTGTCAAGATCGATACGCAACGTCGTCCTTTTTCGTCCAAATACGGACGCTTCAAACCGGGATCGAACATACGACGAGAGAACATTTCCGTTAGCCCCCCAGGTGAAGAAGACATTCCTGGGGCTGCAATGTAATTGTCAACAAACATGTGTTTTTCTCCTGAAAAGGAAGGTTTATTGGCTAATAAATGCCCAGTTTGGATCAATATCCAGTGAACATTACCCATTCCAGAGTATCAGCAGTAAGCGCGGTACTTACGGTTTCCATCATAACAAAAGGTTCGCTTTCTGGAGAACCTGTACTGGCAATAAGCTTTCCGGTACCGTCGTCGACCATCAGCAAATCGCCAATGCCAAATGTGTCGCTTGTACCGCTGATGTTTGCTACAAGCATGTTAAGCATGTCGCCAGGCAACGGGAAGTAAAGGTAACAACGATCACCGTCAACGTAGGCGGCAGTCTCCAAGCCTCCCTCCAATCGCTTGGGCAAAAGTATGGCAATAATGCGTCGGTTCCCATCAGCATCAGCATTGAAAACCTCCCATGTGTGACGTCCACCCACGGGTTCCGTTGCGGCTTTAACCTGCATACACGTTCCAGGTTTGGGAGTACCGCTTACGAAACCTTCCGCCTTTACGCCACGGGGATTCGCAGTAACAATAATTTCAGTTCCTTTAGCCATGGTTTTTTCTCCGGCTTATTGGTTGAATTGTTGGAACACACTACTGTAGTAGTGTTAAAAAATCATGGTCGGAATGTCGAGAACGTCTTCTTTCTCTTCATTCGAAGTGAGAGGAGCAAAGCCCTCTTGGCCAATATAGTTAAACGATGATTCGCTTTTGCTCTCGTTTTCAACTTTGGGTGCAAGAACCTCCAATCTTCGCAGTGCGTCAAGATCCATCTTGTTAAGCATGGTCACTGTAGCATCCTTGGAATCACCTTCCAGGTTTGCAGTCAATTTCTCAATAATAGCCTTTTTATCTTTGGCCATCATGTTTTGAGCATAAGTGAGTTGTTCACGAATGCTTTTAGGGGCGGAAGCCAACCATTCCTCTTCCGTAGGCTCTTTATTTCCTGCGGGTGATTTGTTCTCTTCCTCTTCCTCTTCCTCTTCATCCTCCGCCTCTTCCTTGGCAGCGATTTTCTCTTTAATAAATGCTGGCATGGCATTGAGTTTGACATCCATTTCACCGAAACCTTCCTTAACAGCATTCACGACTGCATCATACTGTCGATCCGTTTCCAATTGTTTAGCGAAGTTGACCAGGTGTTGATCGTCCATAACGCTTAACACTTCACGATCTTCTTCATTCCAACAACAACCATTGGTTACGAGATTTTCAATAATCTCGGTACGATCTTCGTTAGTAAGTTTCATTCGTTTTTCTCCTATGAAAGTTGAAGTTGTTCGTTTAGTCGCCAATCAAACGATTGGCATATTTTATAGCGGCAGTTTCATTTCTGAACGTCTTAGTTTTTGTAGATAGCGAACCATATTCTCCTGACCGTTTCACCACCTCAACGGATACCTTCCATTTACCGTTTACGAAGGGCCTAACTTTCAGCTCCTACGCACTTTAAGTCTATTTGACATGTTCAGGATAGGCTTATCCCGCTTTACTTTCTTTCCTCTCACTGTTACAACCCCTTTTTTAATGAAATCATCCAACTCGCTACTTCCAGTACCAGCCGTACTCTGAGCACCATATTTATCCTTATGTCCCAACTCCCATCTACCTGATTTCTCGACCCGTAAATGTGCCTTATCAGTGTAGAGATGCATTGCACTACCGGATGTTTCGCCAGCCTCTTCAAATTCCTTTTCAGACATACTTCCGGAACTTACTTTGAATCCTGCCTTTTTGGCGGAAGAAATAACTGCTCCTCCTCCTCCTCCTCCTCCTCCTCCTCCTCCTCCTCCAGCCCCCCCTACTGCAGCACCATAATTCCTACCACTGTTTTTACCTTTGCCGAGTGAACCCCCTCCGCCTCCTCCGCCTCCACCTCCACCAGAACTGAAGCGTCCTTTGGAGTCTTTAGGCTGATTGGAATTGTAGGCGTTGATAATTCTGCGCACTTTAAGCCTATTCAGCATTCTAGTTCGCTTCATAGAATGATTTTCATTCATAAGCACACCGCAACCGTCTGTAAGAGAGCATGCGCCAGTTTGATCTGGTAAAATTGCGAGATGGTCTGGACGATAGTTTCTAGCTATAGCGATGTAAGGCTTGCCATTAAATTCAGCACCATTTTCAGCCTTATCACTATCGGTATAGAGTCCGGTTGAGAGTTCAATTGGGATGCCGGCTTCTAAAGAATCATACACTCGATGGTCAACCCGCTTAGTTTTCTCAATATCAAACCAACCTTCTGCCGTCAACTTTCCATTTGCGTTAGCCTGCAAGACAATTCCGATACCTTGCTTGTCTAACACCTCAGGGTTTCTGGCTGAAGTATGATTTTCCGGATGATATACTACGATTGGAACATGGTTCCAAGCTTGATAATTTCGCTTGATTTCATCTAAAGGGTAGAATAATGGACCTTGTGATCCATTCAAGACGCCTGGTACAATTAGAGTGAGAGGAGCAATGATGTATTCACGACCGTGCAGTGTAGCTCGTCGTGTTTTCCCCGCTAGATTAGCTGTTATTCGTTCCATACGTGTATTTTAACACGAAAGATAAATAACAGTCAATAGTCATGATTATAGAATTAAGACAAGTCTTAAGGCGGACCCCCCGTGAGGAGACGTATCCATCGATACATATATTGCCGGTCGCGGAACTCACACACTATGTCATGACCGATTGGAACTAGCTTTGATCGCAAGTGGGAAATGTGAGGTTGGATGGCAGAAATGGCACTTAGGGGATCAGGTAGACAAGTATGGAGTTCTTCGCGGGTGTGGGGCATTCCATCGCTTAGTACGTTTAAAATCGCTTCTTCCGTTGGAGTGTGATTGCTCACTTTTAGACTCCTATAACCATCTATCACTGTGATAGCATGCTTTTTGGTCGTTTCTCACCAATTCGCTTGTCGGCACCAACCCATCTGCTTCGTCGCTTTTGTTCTTCAATAGATCGCTTCTTTTTATTCTTGCCACGTTCACGCCCGATACTTTTATCGATAGCCTCTTTAATCTCACTGCGTCGTCTTTTCTGACCGCTAGTTGATTCGCCCATGTTAGCTGGTGTAAAACAACACCTACAGTTTGGATGCCTAGGTAACATTCCTCTAGATTCCTTCACGGTCAACACTATACCGTCAAGCTCCTTACATAAAGGACAAACATTAAAACCGGAAGTAGACCATTCAACCATAACGCCAATTTCATCTACCCCCATAATCTCTAAAGCATCCAACTGCCCCTCTGCATGGGCTCTTATGATTTCTGTTCTGGCAATGGTTAACGCCCTGGACTGAACACCTCGCTTTTTAGTTCCGATTCCCTCCTTTATCATTCTTCGCGCTATGACTGTAGGGTGTTGGCCTTGTGTTAACCCTTCCACCAATACACGACTAATGACGTTAGACATTTGTTCTGTAATGCCCTTTAAGTCGGTGAATACTCTCGCAGCCAATAGTTTAACTTTTTCGATGGCTGCTGGTCTACCAAAAGCACTACGTAAAAATTCCTGCTTGGTGCCTCTATAAAAGGCTTGTTGTTCTGGAGTCCATTCCACCACAGCGCGTTGTGACGCCTTCATATCGTCGAAAATACGAGCAGTACCCTTTTTGTACCCCTCCGCTGTTAGGACTCTCCAAAAATTTTTTTCTAGGGTTTTTTTGATGCTAGGCAAGTTTAGTAGCTCTACAATAGCTTGCTCCCCCTCAAAACCCTCTTCTTCAGCCGATAGTACGTAGACGGAGAGTTGCTTCTCTAACCATTTTTGGAACTCTCTTAGTTTTTTGGTACTAGTAATGAACTGCCATCGAGTATTAGCGGTTAACCTGGCGTCTACAAATACGCCATTATCAGGCTCAATCTTCGTCGCAATCGCTATGAATTCTGGATTGTAGGCATTAATCACTTGTCCAAAATACTCGGCAAACTGTGCAGCTTCTTCGGGTGAAAGAGAAAATCGATTATCCGGGTGTTCGGTCATCCCTATGTGTCGATAAAACCCTACAGCATCTTGGGCAGAAACCAAAAAGACTCCTTTACCCTCCTCTGCTGCCTTAGCGCAGATAGCAGTCACCATCTGAACACCGTTCCCGCGCTCGGCTGTAGCAAGAGCCGCCACTTCTATGAATCCGGAATCCTCCATCAAATCAAATCCAGAGTTGACCGCCGCTATACCCATCACTTTACCGTCAGCTCTAGTTCCAACTACGGCTTCCATTTGTGGGATGCCTTCAAGCTCGGTTAGTGCCATATTAGCTACTTTCTTACGGTCATCCCCCTTCCATTCCGAAACTGCTTCGCGTAACTTTTCCATTTCTGGTCCCACTCGCATACCGTCTTCGTCGGCAGGTGGCAACCCCGATACTGCCAACGGCTCCCTGTCCATCCCAGCAGAACCACCGCTAGTCCATCTACCTCGATCTCGTGGTTGGTTTGGATTGTAATTAATGGTGGAGTTTTCTGTTGTTTCGGGTATATACTCGGCTTGAATGCGAAAAGTTTTTCTACCTGCGATTTTTCTGTCTTCATTTGCAATCTCATAGACTGCATGAATTTTTAGTTTTGCGTTTCGAGGAAGTAAAACTTCGCCTGTACTTCCTAAAGCACCCTTCCCCATCATGGCGACTGGAGCACCTTTAGGAATATGGATATCCATCCGTACGAATTGTGAACCGCTTATGTCCATTAAGTCTTCGATTTCAGGCAATGTGTCAGCAGCTAGCTTTGCGTAGGTTTCTCCTTTAATGCTAGTAGACGTATATGCGCGATCCGAAACCGTTTTGTTTGCTAACGATTTAACTTCATCCCCGCTTTCTATGCGTATCACGCGTTCAACACGCATGGCTTTTGGGGCTTTTCCTTTTTCGATTGCCGAATCTAGACGTTGAACTTGCTTTTGATCCAACCCATCTAATGCCCTGCCTTCCCGTAAAGATTCGTTGATCGAGTTGTCATCAGAATAATCAGTAAGGGCTTTTTGCTCTTCAGTGGTTATTTTTTTGTTGAATCGTTCGGCATGCTTACTAAACGTTGCGTCATCCATGGATTGAGCTGGGCGTATTGCTGGCCTTTCTGACCCTTCATACTTATCAAACCCCAATGTTCCTCCGCCACCTCCACCGCTAGTCCATCTACCACGGCTATCCCTAGGTTGGTTTGGATTGTAAGCTGCGGTAACTAACGTTGTTTGCGTTAAACCAAAAGCGTCTTCAACCACTATCAACTGCCACAATTCACGTTCAAACTGTTTAAAGCGTCGCGATAACTCAGTTTCGGCAAGCCTTCGTAACGTAGCTGTGCGAGTGGGATCAGATCGGAGAGGATTAGGTTTACGCTTACTGCGAACATTCGATACCGATTGCGCCTGCTTCCACATCCCCAAACACTTGGCTACTGCATGTTTTTGACCTTTCGTTCCAGCCTCTGCCATTACATAAGGGACGCACCGTTTCATATAGTCGTCTTGTGATTCGCCAGGTTTAACGTCAGGCATTTTAACGTCTCGTAAAACAGGTATGTGGGATTGAATTACAAAATCGGCTGGACGGCGGTGCTTGAGCGGGAGAAGACCGTTGGCGCATTAATTCCATATGTCGCCTACGACATTCGGCTTTACGAGCTTCTATTTCCTCTTCGTCAGGTATATTGGAGCGTAGCATAGCAGCTTCATGTTTATCACGAATCCTAACGTTATGCTCTGTTAATATCCTACGTATGATAGACAATCCGACTTGATACTTTCCAGCCAAGCTTTTAAGCGTTCCACCTTCCTCGTAAAGACGTATTATGTCTTTTGCTGATTTACGTACATTAGCGTTCATTCTGCATTCCTTCCTGAACCATCGGCTTTACCTTCTCCCGGTCCCATCCCTCTCCCATGTGGACCTGTGCCATCTGGAACATGCCCCCCTGGACCTGTTTGAAAAGGTTGCTCTTGCTCTTGCTCTTGCTCTTCTAAGATTTCATTTGCTGCTTCTAAGATGGATTCGGCTTCTTCCTCTGACATGTTCAAGAATTTAGTCAAAAACTCCATTGGCGGTATTAGACTCTCTACATTGCCGCCAATGTATTTAGCCATAGCCTCGATTGTTTTGCCGACAAAATCCGCCCTTTCTATATCACCCATGGTATTTAAATCTGGCCATTGAACGCTATAACCGTCCTTCGGTTTGGGCAATACACCTATTAGTATGAGCCGATCAATAAATGGAACAATGATGCATGGCGTTACATAACCATTTTGCCTAGCTGCAATCTGTTCGTTCCACGAATTTTTGTCTTGTCCGCTAGAAAGTTCACCTCGTTCCGACCCCATAAATATTCGCTTTGGAATACCTAGTATAATACATATGGCTTCAATCTGTCGTTCAATCTGGGGAGATGGATCTACCACTTCAGGCGAAAGACTTTTCACGCTCATTCCGCTTGACGTCATCCATCGTTGTAGACCGGTAAAATATTTTTCGGCATTGTCCCTCATGCTACTCATATCGATATTAACGTCTCCACCCAACTGTGGATGCGTTTCAAAAGACCACCCTGGAAGAGCTCCAGTCCAATACATCTCAGCACTTCCGCCATAAAGCTTTCGTAGATCATAAATCCGGTTGTAGACCGGACGCATACGAGGTACACCCCAAATCTCTGAAGACCCGCGGTTATCAGCTATGTGAATGATCCTAGTCCAGTGTACCATTTTTGTGGCCATGGGAACGCCTAATCCACCCGTAGATTGTTCTCTAGGATCGTTAAATGTTACCGAATACATAACAGGTTTTCCAAACCGAGAACTGGTAGGATTACCTTCATATTGTACGATGTCCACTAGCGATTCGTCAAAGACTCGTAAAAACGTTAATTTCCGACCTTCAGCGTTGACTGTTAACTTATAAGGTTTACAATTGGTTACGGCTATAACGTTGTCCGATTTCTCGGAGTTATTGTCCGATTTCTCGGGATTGACTTTGACGGCTGCAGAATTTTTCTCTTCTATTCCCTTCACTGGCTCTTGTAAATCCAAACCGTCGTCTAATCCCAATAAAATAATTCCAAAAGAGCCGATACCGCTCAACATATCGGCACGAAACAGCTTTTCCCAAACTGGATTTCCTTCTTGGTTTTTAAACCAACTGGTTTCTCCTCCAAACAGGTCCTTTACTAAATTGTCCCAAGCTTCTTCAAATTCCGTCTTTTTATTTGGGTCTTCATCTTCATATATTGAAGGGAATGTAGCCCACGTAAACTTGGGAAGAATCTCTACTACTCGCGTTGCTACCGCTTCGCGTTCGTATAAACTTTTATATATTTCTGCTGTAAGTTCGTACGTTTCAGGATATCCACATTCTTTATCGATGTCCCTACGAGGGTCTAGAGCTGTAGAGGTTAACGAACTACGGCTTAGCATTGCATTTTCAACCAATTGCTCAATGCGTTTATTAGCTATAAGATCATGATACGGTCCGTAAATCGAGAAATCGTTATTGTCACTCATTTCTATCATCCTTCTTCGCTCCGTGTTTACACATTTCACACTCACAGTCCGAAGGATGAAATAGATTGTCTTCCTTAACGGTTCTATCCAACAGACTGAGAGCGCCGTTACAATTAATAATATCTTCTTCTAGAGCTTTTATCCTGGCTTCCATCAATTCAAAATCGATGGGACCACGTTCTATTACTCTTTTATCTAAATCCGGGTCGTACCTAATGAATCTTTGCTGCAATGGAAGGTCTCGATCGTTTTGCATCGTATAGAAGTAATCAAGCCTATTCTTGATGAATCTCAACTCCGCTACAACGATATTACGACGTCGTTCCCAATACGCTATTTTTAATCGTCTCAGTAGATGTTTATTTTTTGGAGGAGGCCATTCTGGACCGGCATAACTCTCAGACGAATATCGCCAACCGTCTGCAAACAATAACTGATCCTTCCCAAAGTATACAGGGTTTTCACCGTGAGCGCGTTTAAACTCTGCAAAGTAAGCTTGCCAATCTAGATTTACCTGTAATGGGAGCTTATCGATATCATTCACATCATCACTCCTGCTGTGGCTTTGAACGTTGTGCGCGCTATACCGTAGACTTGAAGCACTACGGCATCGGCCTCATCCGGGCTACAACCAGTTCTCTTACTCATGGTATCTCGATCTTCTCCCTTGGGGTCATCTGATTTTGCGCGTTTGGGAGGTAAATATACACGTCCCTCTTCATCGTAATAGAGAGGCACTACACGTAATTGTTGAAAGAGTGAAGGACCGCCGTCCGGTCTGGGTTTGTGAAGCAGTTCAGAAGGTATAGCGTATGGCGTGTGAAATGATGGGTCAAGTCGTTCCCGAAACAGATAATACATCTCTGCCCGCCGATTCTTAAAAGCAACTCGAATTTCGTCTGCTTGTTTTCTCTTTTCCAACGGTGTAATACCTCTTCGTTTTTCGACAGTGGCACTGGCACCAAAGTTAATTGCTCTTACATTATATCCTTGCCGTCTAAGCCTGTCAACATGTGGTTTTCCACCTCCCCCATAATCGAATAAAACTCCTTGTGGATTGTACATGAGTCCATGCAATCTCATGAGGGCCAATGTAGTACCCGGTATACTACTCGTGTCCGGCGTTTTTTCCGATACCAAATCTATTAATCCTAACTCGTCCCCTACGGCCCACGCAGTATTGTCTGCGCCCATGGCACTATCTACGCCCATAGTCTTTGCCGTTCGCTTTTTTAATCTTGTAGCCCTTTCCTCTGCAGCACGTAACCATTCCTCCGGAAACATATCGACGGAAGGTCCTTTATACCACCTGGCATCTAAGCTGACACACTGTTGAATCGGATCGTATCTTCGTCGTCGTTTGCAATACTCCCGATAACTGAGTACGCCAGGAATTACCATTTCATCTGTAGGCGTCTTTTTACGAGCTTTTTGAGCAAGACCGTATTTAACGTTAGGACTGTCTTCTGCACGAATTCGTATGACCTTTCTTTCACAATGACCGTCAGGAGCGAAAATGTCCCCACCTGGTGTACCACCTGGTTTACCCTCCACAGATTCTCGGAAGTAATTTAAAGGACACTCCCACGGATTACCGAACAAAAATAGTCTTTCCCTCCATTTCTCGGCTCGTTCTAACCAGCTATTTTTCAACCCTGACGCTTCATCACCTACTAACATGGTTCTCCATACTCCATCTCCCACCTTGGCGATGTGATGCCCACCAAAGGCATCTTTAGTTTCATCACTGGCTACCATCCCTTTAACGTAACTCAATTTACACAACTTACCGCCTACAATTTTACGCAATAAGTGATGATTAACGATCAATGGCCCTCCCTTTCGACTGTCTAGAGAGTACTCGGCTTCGTCAATGTATCGCCCAATCTCACCCCACAATACATCTAAATGTTCACCTTTGACACTCGTGGTTACTATGCGGCAGGGCGTTCTGGTAAGAAAAGCTGCTATGACGATAAATCCGGCTACAAAATCTTTGCCCAGCATGTTTCCGGCAGGGACTATTGTTTCGTCGTTGTTCCACACGCTATATATAACCTCTATTTGCTTGTCATAAAAAGTAACATGAGGCCATAAAAGATCCTTTAATTTGAGAGGGTCAGTATGAAGAGAGTTTTTCATTTCTCTAATTCCAAAAACTTAGATTCTATCGGGTCTGCCCGGTGAGGATCGAAACCACATAACTTGTCAAAGAAATCGGAGGGTAACGCTTTTACTCCAAGTTCAACTGATTGAGTTTGTGGTGGAAGACCGTGTTTTGCAGCAAGACCTAATGCATGGTCTTTGGACATAAGTTTAACACGTACCATCTTCTCAAATTGGGCTGGAGTATCTTTGGTGCCCCCTTCCACTTGGACTGTAACGTTCTCAATGCTGGTAATCAATCGTCGTATATCTTTTGGAATACCCTTGAGCTTCCTTATGTACCACCACCCGTCGCTATCACCGTGATCGAATATGTCTGCAGGATCAAACTCCAATATGAGATTGATCTTACGCCAGATAGCATCTGAACTTATTCCCGTTCTCTTATCCCTTTGAGCCTTAATTTTGTTCAGAAAGGCTAAAATATGGGGTCTCCGCATTACTCTCATGCCGTATTGAGCAGGGTGACTTGACTTTGGATAGGCCATTCTGGCGGATTCTGCAACGTTAAAATCCCCGCTAATCATGTGTATGCAAAACTCTTTTTCCTTCTTCGTCAATCTCTTTAACAACTTTTCGTTGTTCTGTAATTCGATTTCAACGTCACTTAATAATGCCATTTTTGATTTTCCCACTTGAATTGAAACAGAGTTTCTTCGGTATGGGCGTTAACCTCTACAGCTCATTTGGATTCGTTATAGAGTCAAGTAGGGCTTTCAAAATCCACTCGTCTGAATAAGATTGACGGCTGAACGCTAACCGTTGTACTCGACCGGTCTGCCTACTGACTTCAATTTGAATGTCCATTTCATTCTTTCTTTTTAAACTAATGGCCCTGCTAGATTCGAACCAGGTGTTCTTTGAAGCTATGCACTTCAAAGCGGCCCATACCCCATCGAGCCATCGGCCCCCTAGACCGTCGCCTTGGAATCGACCACAGTTAGTCTCCTGATACAGGGTATTTCTATCCGCTCTACCTTCGCTGCCAACCGCTCTATCTGCCAAGGCGGGTTATTAGGTTCGCTCATTGCATCGCCTCCTGTTTTGCATTACGGTGCCCTCTTATTCGCCATGGCCACCTCGGCGGCTTGCTAAACTACCCTTCGGTGTCGCCGATTAGTTCGGCCATCCGCCGTCGCCACGGAGTATCAATCTCCCCGATGCCGGCCTGCCATTCCCGCTTGATCGCTTGCAACCGCTTATTCAACCGCTCGATCTCATCGGCCCGAACTACCAATGCGCGAGAAACCGATCCATAAACGGCCCACTTGTTACGCGCGATGCTGATCGCCTCTTCAATTTCCATCACTTCTCCGCGCGGTGCTGCATGTAATTCGCTTTTCAGCTTCGCGTTCTCGGCCTCCAGTTCGGCTATGCGCTCACGAAGACGGTCGTTCTCTTCCATAACCCAGGCAAAATGCTGCGCCATGAGGTCGGCCGTGGCAAACCTTGCGCGCTCCTTCCCGGTAGAGTCGAAAATCCTACAGCCTGCAACGCCCTCGGCTGATATAAAGGATGTTCCCATTAAGTACGTCCCGGTCGGCCGATAGCCAAGACCGTACCACTCGATCTTCCACGCCAGGGTTAATTCACTCATGATGTACCTCCATGCCTATATTGGCGGTTTCTCGCTGCGTGATGGCCTCTGCGGCCTCCATGCTGCATCTTCCGACGATGGCGATGGAGGAGTGATATCTCTCGTCCTTGCAATGCTGGAAGTCGACGTAAGTCACCACAATAGCCTCGCCAGACTTAGATGCCTCCCGATGCAGGGCTTCCTCCATGACGATGGTGTGCTGGCCGAAGTCCGTACCGGGACAATGGAACGGACCATACCAGTGACGGTCGCTATTTTCGAACTCGTCCATCGGGTATTCGATTTGGTCGTTCCGCGGATCGACGCCATCAAACAACGTGACCGTTTCGCGGTTCATATTGACGAAAGCCATACACCAACGGTCGCTTTCCTGGTGGTGACACCAGTACCATCCCTGCTCATCCGGTAGTGTTATTCGCATGTCTGTTAACTCCTGTGGTTTGGTTTAGCGTTCCTCACGGGTTCTCAGCCTCTAGATCGGCTAATTATAACACGCTCAATCCCTGCTCATCCTCTAGATCGGCTAATTATAACACGCTCAATTAACTATGTCAAGCTGTATCTTCATCGATGGCACGTAAAGAATGTAAATGGAGCTGATCGTTATCTCTTAATTCTTTAGAGTAATTCCATAATACATGATTTCTTCTTGGTCCAGTACCGACGGCAAAAACTGGAATTTTGGTAGCAGATTCGATGGAATTAATCATGGCCCGCACCTTATCAGGCAATTGATTTGCTAACTTTCGTTGTGGACTGGAATTTTGCATTTTATAACACCCGTAATCAATGTAATTAGCAAAGTTTAATATTATACGGGTGGCTCCATTTATTCTAACGCTCTGACGAATTTGCTCCATTGAGAGGGAAAACACTCTCCTCAACCTTCGTGTCACTGTAGTTAATTCTTTGTCTAATAGAGCCTTTATAACTTCATCCGGCATGCCCGCATTACGACCCACCTCCTCCCAACTGATTTCCTCTTGATCGGCATAATGTCCTCCACTAAATCCAACCTGCTTACCCTCTTCATACACGTTTCCCACTCTAATGGGAAACGGTCTTAATACCAAATACACGTCACCTACTTTATTAGCAGGAACGCCCATATCTGCTGCCATTTGCATGGCAGTAGTTCCTCTTGAAGTACAATGCGGATAATGTGATCCATGGTTAATGTCTAGCGAAAAGCCTTGCGCTCCCTCATGCAATACAGTCTCGTTAGTCCACTTTGCAGGCCATCCTTCTCCCTCGTGTTGAACGAATCGTTTTAACTCTGGCCAATCTCGGGCTAACTTCAAACCGTCCTTCCTCATTACCTTATCAGCTAAAAATGCTCCACAACCCTGCATGGTACTGGCCACATGTTTAGTACTTCCCTCCAGACCCACTCCACCGTTCTCCCTTTTTTTGTGTTCCTCGGTGATTACGCCTGTCCTTGGATGAATAGACAATCTTCCATTAGACGTCAACCCGCATAATTCCGCTTCAGCCATTAACTGACTGATTGTAAAAGCTGCCGTTGCACCTACTATAACACGGGGTTCATAGGGACTTTCCCCTATTAGACGACCTCCGACTTTATTCATCCACTTACTTAATATTGCACACGAAGGTAGAGCCTTGGCTACAAACCTTTCACCGTCAATGTCTTCTTCACAATGACCGGCATTGGCCATATTGGTAGTGGTTAAAATGTCAGGACGATAGCGGGTCACAAGGGCCGATGCCGCCATGCCTTTTCCCTCAGAACCCCATTGACCCCCCACAAGAATGTTAAACATACCCGGTTTCATATTAATTTCCTTCCTCCCCAATAACTTTTGGGGTTCTACCGTAAATTGATTCCCGGTTCGGACATAACGCTTTTACATCCATTATAAGTAGCCGGTCACACTTTTCATCAGTACATCAGTACATCAGTACATCAGTACATCTCTATATAACTAATTTATCGCATACACCTACCGCCGTTTCTTTTTCACACGACGAACACGATACCCAATCGTCATCGTTCATCAACCAAACCTGCCGGTCCTTGACAATCTGGACAAACCTGCCCAGTTCCTATCCAGCCTAGTCCGTTACATCTGGGACACGCTTCTCGTACGAGCTCTAAAATGGGATGGACGGTAAAATACCCGTCAATGCTGCCTTGTACGCGAAGACCTACTATTCTTATGAACTGTCCAATTTTTAAATTGCATTTGTCCAACGCTTCCTGCTTGGTTCTGCAATTCTTTATTAGTTTGTACATACGTCTTTCCTTTCAACAAACTGGCCACACCAATCGTCTACACTAACGGGTGAAAAGAAACTGCTAACTGTTAACTTGGTACTACCCGCCAACGGCCCCTGAGAAGGAACCAAAAGTATTTGCGGGGGCGCTTTATGACATGTGCCCTTCGTTTCAGTGAAAG